TCATTTCGCCCGGGCCGGTTTGCGGGCCGGCCCCGCCGCGTCCTTCACCCCGTTCACCTTCGCGCCCAAGGTCGAAAGCCCCAGCCCGCCGACCATGGCGGGCAGATTCTGCAGAAGATCGGTAAGAGTGGCATCGCCCACCAGCCAGTTGGCTAGGCCGGTCAGGAACACCAGCCCGCCCAGCACCTGCGTGCGGTAGTCCTTAAAAGGGGCGGCCGTCAGCAGCTTGAAGAACGCGCTCATCTCTCTTCTCCTCGTTTTGGTGTGATGCGGACACAAAAAACGCCGCCTCCGGCGGAGACGGCGTTCGAAAAGAAAACGGCTCCCGAAGGAGCCGCTCAAGGGAATGCGGGACTCTCACCCGCTATCTGGCGGACCGCTCGAATGCGCAGAGCGCGGGAGCGGTCCGCCGGATAAAGCTACGGCCAGCGATAGGCCACAATGCGCGAGCGGGAATAGCGTCCCACGCCCACCTTGCGTGCGCCCGCGCTACCCGAATGGTTGCCCGAAACCAGCGTCACGCTGTTCGCGTCGAAAGACTGAACGATACCCACGTGATGCGGCATCACCGCAACGGCGCCGACTTTCGGACCGTTCAGGCCCTTGCCGTAATGACGCCAGTCGATCGCCCGGTTGGACGAGATCGGGTTCGGCATCACGGAGCGCATGTAGCGCCCACACCACTGCCGCGACCAACCGGTCGGATTCGTGCCGACGTCTTGGGTAGCCTTCTTGAGCCAGGGCGCCTTCGCCCCTTTCATGAACCCGCCGATATTGGCGGTCTTCTTGCCGAATGGCATGTCGGCAAAGCTTGGCTGAACCGTGAGCATGAAGAGGCTCAAGGCGAGAAATACGACTCGCATACACACTCCTATTTGTTGTTTTGGGGAGTTACTCGATTCGAATGAGCCGCGAACTACAGGTTCGATGGGGCAGAATTCAGAATGAAAATGCGGCAGGGTGACGCGATTTTAAGCGATTATTGTCCATATTTGCGCAGCCACTGCCTCATTTCGCGTCTTTGTTGAACTATTTTCATTGCAACGGAGAGCGCCGATTCCAGAGCATGGGAGGAGAGCGAAGCGACCAGCCGCTTCATGGTCTCCTCGAGCGTCCGCCCCTTCACCGCCGCATCGTCGAAGGCCCGCGTCAGATCTCGGGCGAAATCGTCGCTCAGCCGGCTCGCATCGGAAAGCGAGGCCCGCAAGGGTCCGACATCGCCGCTGATCGTGACGACCAGCCCATCGACCGATTCCGCCATCTAAGTTTGATCCTTTGTCGTGTCGGGATAGCGCACCATCAGCGCGGCGAGATCGCCGGCGCTCGGCCGCAATCCACCGGCGCCCATCCCGAACACACCTCGCAAGGCGGCATCCAGCTCCCGTGGCGTCATCGCCCAGAAATCCCGCGGAGCCAGTCGCAAAGTCCCCAGCCCCGCCGCCATCGCCTGGTCCCACGGGAAGCTCTTCGGGCTAGCAGTCCTTACTGCGCCGCCACGCTCTCCAAAGGGCGAACGCCTTTGTCCTCCGCGGCGCTCGCAAAGGTCGCCGCGAGCAGTCGCGCCACGATGTCGACGAACCCGGCCGCACCGCCATCCGCCCGCATGTCCGCCACCGCCTCGTCGCCAAGGTCGTAGCCCGCGCCGCGCAATCCCGCCCCGATCATCCGCACCGCATCGCCGGCCCGGATCCGTCCGGCCTGAAACCGCTCGGCAATGGCCAGCATGTCGTCCTCGCCGAACGCCTGCTCCAGCTCGGCCAGCGCGCCCAGCGTCAGGCAGAGCCGATAGGTCTTCCCGTCCAGCTCCGCCTCGATCTCACCCCGATGCAAATTCGCCATCTCACGCCCCCTATGCATCCGCTGCGAAGCTGAGCGCGCCGGCGGAGTCGAGCCCCAGCTCGAAGTTCACCTCGCCATCATGCCGGCCGCCATATTCCAGGCTCGTGATCTGGAACGCCCCTTCGACCGTCCCGAAATCCGGCACGATGACCTGCCAGTCCCGGATGGTACCGGCGAAGAAATATCCCCGCAGGGTCTCGTCGGATTCCGCATCCTTGAAGATGCCGCTTCCCGTGATCCGCGCGGTCTTGATGCCGGCGCCGTCCAGCAGCTCGCGCCATTGCGCCGCCGATTCCTGATCGGTCACGTCCACGGTCGCCGCGTTGAAGGCCAGGCTGCGCGCCCGCAAACCCGCAACGGTCGTGAAATCCCCTGCCCCGTCCGTATCGACCTTGAGCAGCAGATCCTTGCCCTTTTGCGCTGTCATTCAGAGGTCCCTTCTTCGAGCCTTTGCATGCCGGGTCCGGTCGTTACCTGCCGCCACCCCGGCGAAAGCCGGGGTCCAGCCACCGCCCCTCTGTCTCGATTTGGATACCGGCTTTCGCCGGAATGACGGGGTTAGGGTAGAGCCGCAGGCAACAAAAAAGGCGGCCCCAAAGCCGCCTCGTCGAAACGCGAATTTACCTAAATCTAGGCAGCAACAGCCGCCGCCGGTTCCGTCACGGCGCGATAGCGCACGACCCCATGATAGGTCTCGCCGTCCGGATCCTGGCGCGTTTCCGAAAACTGATAGCGGAGATTGATCAGCGCATGATCGTTCAGGCTGAACGCCTGATCGCTCAACAGCTCGCGGATCCGTTCGACCAACGCGTAGGCCTGCCGCTTGCCGCCAGAGCGCGACCAGACATGCAGCGTAACCAGATGCTCGGCGCCATCCTCGGTGCCCGTGCTCCAGTCGAAAACCGAGCTCTCACCGATGGTGACAAAAGGATAGGCCGCACCTTGCGGGGGATGGTCGTAGACGCGCAAGCCGCCCAGCTGCGCGGTCAGTTCCGCCGAGCCGGCGAGCGCCTGATAGATCGCGCTCTGCAATGACCATTCTGCGCTTTCCGCCATATCCGTCTCCTTGATCCTCCAAGCCTCTATATGGGCCCGGAGGTCGCGTCTGAAAAGCCTCGTTTTCAGCGAACTTCAGACGAATCGCTCTTGAGAAACCGCGCGATAATCCTCTCCGCGCAGCCCCTAACATCCGGTAAATGCCTGCGCAGTGCAGGCGTCAGCCAAGGCTGCGCGCCCATGCGCCTTGTTCCGAATTCCAGGTAGCGGCCGACCGGGCTTGCCGTGCCGATTGTGAAGCGCGGCGCGTCTTGCTCTGCCGTCTCCACCACCCTGATGGAGCGCGCCAGCGCGCCGGTCCCGCCCGGGTGCTCCTGTTCCAGTGCCTGCCGCGCCTCGTCGGCGATCACGCTCGCCTGGTCGCGCAATTCCTCCCGCAGGTCCTGCGGCGCAGCGCCGATATCCAGTCGTCTCTTCAATGCCTCGAGACCGGAGAGTCTGCCGATGCTCCTCACCAGCTAAAGCCCCCGCTCCTCACATTGGCAGCGCAACCAGCATTTGCGCTCATCGGGATCGATCACGGCATGTATCTCGAAGACCCTCTCGCCCTGGCGAAACCGCATCTCCGGCACCACACCATCGCGATAGCGCAAGGTGATGAGATGACTCACGTTTCCGGCAAGCCGTCCCGCCACGAGTTGCTCGTCCCCGCGCAGCGGTCGGACCACGCCCCATAACGTCGTTACCGTGTTCCAGCTCTCGGTGAAGCCACCCCCGCCATCGTCCACTTTCGCCCGCTCCTCCAGGATCAGGCGATGGCGCAGCGCACCGGCCGGCACGCCATTCACAGCCGCACCTGCCGGTAAGGCGCCAGCAGCCCGGCGACCATCGCCGGCACCTCTGGCGGTTCACCGCCCGCCGGCACCGGCTCTCGCCGTTCGAACCAATGGACAATCAGCAGAAGCAGCGCCTGGCGGATGGGCCCCGGCACATCGTCAGCCGCGTCGCCGAAACCGCACCGATAGGCGATCTCGATTCCGTTCAACGGTCGCAACGATGCGCCGCCGTTCGCGCCTTGGAAGATCAGCCGCGCCGGCTTGGAAAGCGCATCGTAGGCATAGGCATCTTGATCGAGTTCGTTCGTCCCGCCGTTCGCGGAGTGGATCGTGACGCTCTCAACACTTTGCAGCGGTGACAGTGGCAGCGCGACCGCACCCGCCCCCGGCACGCGGTCCAGATAGAACGACCACTCTTGCGTGATAAGTGCCAGCCCGTATTGCCGCTCGACCCAGCTCCGTGCGGAGACGATCAACGCGGAGATCAGATCGTCCTCCGCATCCTGGTCCACGCGCAAATGCGCCTTGGCCTCGGCCAGGCTGACCGGCTCCACCGCCGGTGCCGATGTCAGGGCAAGTGCCATGAGTATTCCTGTTTCAATTCAGCGTCCGTCACCCCGGCGTAAGCCGGGGTCCAGCCAAGCACTCAGAAGAGAGAGCTGGATGCCGGCTTTCGCCGGCATGACGGGAATGGGGTCTCGCAGCAGAAGAAAGTGGCGGCCGCGCGCGTGGGAGGGAGCGCGACACGGCCGCCGGCCCGGCCAGGCTTTCCGTTGTGCGAAGTGTTGAGGAGTCATACCGGTCTCATGCCGAGCATGACTCGTCCCGAGACGGCCCAGTCGTCGCCGCCCCACCCGTTGTCATTGCCCGGCTTGACCGGGCAATCCAGTAACCCCTGTGTCAGATCCTCTCGAACACCGGTGGCTACTGGATCCCTGCTTTCGCAGGGATGACGTCAGGAGGTATCGGCCTAGCTCGAGCCAAACTTCAGCAGCTTGATCGCGTCGAAATCCTGCACGCCGCCGCCGACACGCTTGGTCGTGTAGAACAGCACGTAGGGCTTTGCCGAATAGGGATCGCGCAAGACCCGGATGCCCGCCCGGTCCACCACCAGATAGCCGCGCTTGAAGTCGCCGAAGGCGATGGCGAACTCGTCCGAGCCGATATCCGGCATGTCCTCGCTCTCCGCGATCGGATAGTTCATCAGCGTCGGCCAGGCCCCGGCCTTCTCGCCCGGATGCCAGAGATAGTTGCCGTCCTCGTCCTTGAACTTGCGGATCACGGCTTGCGTCGCCCGGTTCATCACCCAATGGGCGTTGGCGCGATAGCCCGACTTCAGGCTGTAGACGAGGTCGATCAGATCGTCGCTCGGGTCGGCGGTGTCGAACGTCCCGTCATTCCCGGTCGCGATATAGCCGATCTTGTCCCAGACCCAGGAGCCGTTGGCGACCGGCGTATAGTCGAGGAAGCCACGCGGCTTCGCATTCCCGTCGCCGAGGACGAACGCCGTGCCTTCCTGTTCGGCAAAAGCGATCTGGATCTCCTCCGCCAGCCACTCGTCGATATTGACCGCCGAGTCGTCCAGCAGCGTCTGGGTCGCCGACGGCATGGCGTAAAGCTCCATGGTCGGAAAGGCGAGCTCGTCCAGTGTCGGCGAGTTGGTCTCCGGCCGGGTCGCAGTCTCCGCCACCCATCCCGTCGCCGGTCCGGTGATGGAGAACGGCTTCTTGTAGATGGAGCCGCTCACCGTGCGGTTGCCGGCGATGGCGCGGATCGGCGAGATCTCCTTCACCCCACGGATCACGGCGGCCTCCGTTTCCGGCGGCACGAGATAACCGCCGTCGGAGCCGTCGCCGCCGGCGAGGTCCACCGAGAGAGCCTTCTCCTCCAGCCGATGCAGATTGCCCGTCTGGCCTTTGCGCATATAGGCGTGGAAGGCTGCCTTGTGCTGCAACACCGCCGGGCTTGAGAGGTCCGTCCCGGCGCCGCCCAACTGCGGCCGGCTCGCCTTCAGGGTCAGCTGATCCATCGCCGACTTCTGGGCATCGAGCGCGCGATTGATCCGCTCCAGCTTCTCCTCGGTGACGACGTCTGCCGAGACGTTGCGCTCGATCTGGCGCAGCCGCTCATCGTTGTTCTCCTTGAAGGTCTCGAAGGTCCGCATGAACTCGTCGAAGGCCACCGCAACATCGTCGCCGCTGCCGCCGGCCTTGGTCTCGTAAAGCGCGCCCTGCCCTGACTTGATTTCGAATCCGGGCTCATGAGCTTCCGGATATTCGTTGTCGCTAATTCTCACACTGCCTTTCTCGGAAGGGACGAGGTCGAACCCTCGCGCAAAAGAAAAGCGGCCCGCCGCATCTTCGCCGCGAGCCGCTGGCTCTGGTCCCTCCCAAGATCTTGCCTCCCAAGAACGTGTCTCCCAAGAACGTGTCTGCCTGGCGGACCCTGCCCGGCATGCTCCCCTTGCGCCTCCTGGCGCTTCACGAAGGAGACCCGCGCATCGGCCAGCATGGGAAACGTCACGATCGAGATCTCCCAGAGGTCGATCTTATCGAGCCGCCGAATGCCGCTCTTCGGCTCGGTTCGCCCCTTCACCGTGCGGAAGCCGATGGAGAGCCCGTCCAACGCGCCGGCCCGCATCAACTCCAGCACCTCGCGGGCCCGTGCCACCCCCGGCAGCAGCCGGCCATGCACGAGCAGCCCGCGCGTATCCTCGCGGACATCCACCCACACGCCGATCGGCTCGTCCGGATTGTGCTGGAACAGCAGCTTGATGCCCCGCGCGCCCTTGGCCCTCAAGCTCTCGGCAAACGCGCCCGGCATCACCAGGTCGCGCCCGAGATCCATCCGCCCGAACAGGCTGGCGTAGCCGGAGAACGTCCCGTCCGCCTGCACATCCCGAAGGCGCGCAGCCGCAGAGACGCCTCCCGCGCCGCAAGCGGCACGACAGTGCTTTTCATGTGCACGTTGTTACTAGTTCTCGGTCGTCATCACCGGGCTTGTCCCGGTGATCCATGAACACCTCAATGCGATATCAGGCACCGTGGTCATGGATGCCCGGCACAAGGCCGGGCATGACTCTGAATAATGACCGGTGCCCTGCGCGAGCCCTAAACCCCCTTCATGGTCACCGCAGCGATAAGGCTCGCCAGCGCCGCCATGGAGATCCAGAAAGCGAAATGGCCGATGAAGCCGAAGCCGCCGTCGACGAAGCCCAGCACGCCGATAATGTAGAGAAGAAGCGCGATCACCCCGAGTGCGATCGCGAAATACAGCATGTTCTTCGTCGGGGGTGTCACCTGCACAGCCATTATAGCCCTCCCATATATTAGCCCGTGGGAAAGCTACCACGCCCGCACCCAGATCAAGCGCATCGCGGCCGTTTTCCACAAGCGGCGCTAAAGCACATCCCCACCCTCGACCGGGCCGTAGCCCACCGCCGCGCGCTTCTCGTTCACCGTCAGAAACTCCGACACCCGCACCCGCTCCCAAAGCGCCTCGCGCTCTACGGACAATGCTTCCACTGCATCGAGGTCCGGCCGCAGCTCCAGCCCGTCTTCGAATCCGGCGCCCAGCCAGCCTGAAAGCGCCTTCGCCGTCCGGTTCACCAGCGGTAGCACCGTCTGCCGCCAGAAGGTGCGGTTCGCCTCCTGGTAGTTCGAATAGGTATTGTCCCCGGGAATACCCAGCAGCATGGGCGGCACCCCGAGCGACAGAGCAATCTCCCGCGCCGCCAGATGCTTCGCCTGGATGAAATCCATGTCCTTCGGAGAGAACCCCATCCCCTTCCAGTCTAACCCGCCTTCCAGCAGCAGCGGCCTCCCGGCATTCCGCGCACCCGAAAAGCTGTCCTCGAGTTCGGTCTTCAGCCGCTCGTATTGCTCCGGCGCGAGCTGACCGTCGGCGGCCGAATAAACAAGCGCACCGGACGGGCACGCCGCATTGTCGAGCAGCGCCTTGTTCCAGTCCGCGCCCTGATTGTGGATGTCGATCGCCGCCGCCGCCGGCTCCAGGGGGCTCATCCCGTAATGGTCGTTCAGCGGATGAAACAGCGCCAGATGCAGGATCGGACGCACCCCGGCCGAGACATCCTGCACGAAGCGCACCGTCTCGCCGCCCACGCTGTAATCGTAAGCCTCCGGCCACCCATCCACGCCCGGCACGATCTTCATCCGGTCTGGCCGCAGCACATGCAGCTCCCGCGGCTCGCCGCCGACCGAGACCGCCTCGAGATAGGCATTCCCCGCCACCAGCAGATGGCCGTATGTCGCCTCCAGAAGCTCCGGCGTGCTTTGCGCTCCGTTGGGCTTGCTGATGAGCGCGAGCAGCGGATGCATATCCACCGCATCCTCACCCTCATAGAGATAAAGAGGCACCGACGCGGCCGCCTCGGCGATCATGCGCACCGACCGATAGACGATCGGGTTCTTGGCGAAACCTTCCCTTGCGAAGGCTGAAGCATCCCGCGGGCTCCACACCGCCTGGCCGAATGCCGACAGGGCGATCAGCCGCGCCGTCCGGCTCGCCTTCGTTTCGTCGGGGGCTGTGCGTCCAAAGCCAAACGTTCTCGCCAGGCGCTGCCGCAATCCGTCTGCCATTCCGATGTCCTACTATGTGTCATTGCCCGGCACCCGGGCCCGGCGTAGCCGGCCCGAGCATGAACTCTACCGGGCAATCCAGTAACCCCGGTCTGAATGGTGATCGAAAGTCAGTGACGACTGGATCCCTGCTTTCGCAGGGATGACGGCTGAGTTCGCCGTTCCACTCCTGCGTCATCACCGGGCTTGTCCCGGTGATCCATGAACACTGAATCAAAGATTAGGCACAGGGGTTATGGATGCCCGGCACAAGGCCGGGCATGACACCCTGAGCCGTCATCCTGAGAGCCTGTCCCGGACCTGATCCGGGACGGGCGCGAAGCGCTCCTCGAAGGACGGCTCAAACCTCACAACCCCCGCACCCGCGGCTCCGCACCGCCCTGCAGCATTAGCGCCGTCAGGGCCCAGACCAGCGCATCCACCCGATCGGGGCTCCGCCCGCCGGAGAGCCCGTCCGGTCCGAAATCGCTCATCTCGTCTTCCAGCTCGGCCAAGCTGCCGACATGGAACACGCGGCCCTGCTCGTAGAGCGCCGCCACCGGCTCCGCCCGCACGAACTTGCCTCGGCTCGCGCGCACGCTTCGCACCGGAACGCTCCGGTCGACCTGCCGGAGCACCGCCTCGACCAGCTCGCCGCCCTGGTTCACCTCGGCCACGATGCAGTCGGCATCCCCATTGTGATACGCGGCCAGCGCAGCCTTCGCCCAGCCGGCGGGGCTCAAGCCCTGCACGGTCCGGTCCTTCAGCACGAAGCCGAGCCCGTCCGCGGACACGCCCGCCACCACGATCCCGCATGCATCGGCCTTCCCGCCGCTCGTCACCGGCGGGTCCACCGCCACCACGATCCGCCGCAGATCAGGTGTCTCGTTCACCCGCGCCTTCTCGATCAGAGCCCGGGGCCACAGCGCATCGGGCCGGTCCTCCAGCAGCTCCGCCATCAGCTCCTGCCGGCCCAGCCGCGTACCCCGATATTTTCCGACGATCGCTTCCAGGAAGCGCGGCGCCAGATTGATCGCGTTCGCTGCCGTCGCCACCCGCGTCACCGCGCAAGTCTCGTCAGCCAACAGCGCCTTGATCAACGGCACGGGGCGTGGCGTCGTCGTGACCACCTGGCGCGGCCGCTCCCCAAGGCGCAATCCGAATTGCAGCATGTCCCATGTGTCTTGCGGCCGCCGCCACTTGGCGAGCTCGTCCGCCCAGGCCGCATCGAACTGCGGCCCCCGCAACGCCTCCGGATCCTCCGCCGAAAAGAGCTGCGCCACCGCACCGTTGGGCCAGGTCACGCGCTGCTTGGTGGCTTCGAACAGGGGCCGCATCTCCGGCGGATGCACGGCGAGCAGACCGGAAACCCCTTCCACCATCACGTTTCGCGCATCGGCAAACGTCTCGCCGATCAGCGCGATACGCGGCGGCTGCTGACACGCTTCTCGCGGCGCCTCTGCAATAGAGCGCACCCATTCCGCACCGGCTCGCGTCTTGCCCGCTCCCCGGCCCCCCAGCATCAGCCAGGTCGTCCAGTCCCCGCCTCCTTGCGCGGCTCCGGGCGCAAGCTGATCCTCCCGCGCCCAGAGCGGCCAGTCGTAATGCAGCCGGCGCAGTTCGCCGGCGTTCAAGCTCTCCAGAAACGGTTTAAGCGTCCCGCGCCTGATTGAGGCGCTCAA